CGGCTGTCGATGGTTATCGGTTGGGGATGTTAGAGCGGAGACCCTCGACCGGGCCCGATTCTCGGAATCGATCGGCGGCGTTTTGACCTCTGGTGACTACAAGTCGGCGACTGATCAGTTGTCGCTCGAAGTAGCTGAGGTCATATTGTCAGAAATCCTTCGCGGCGCTCCTGAAGTGCCTGCGCACCTGAAAGAGTACGCTTTGCGTGCTCTTCGTCCGTCCCTGTTTCATGAGGGACTGGGACTCAAAGGTTTGCGGCCTTCCCGGGGTCAGATGATGGGATCTTATCTCTCTTTTCCTCTTCTTTGTCTTCAGAATCGCTTCGCTTTTCTGTATGCAATGAAGGAGGCCGGTCATTCTCGTAGTGACTCGGAGAGGATCCCTTGTCTGATAAACGGTGATGACATCCTCATGCAGACGTCTTTGCAGACATCCGATGTTTGGATGAAAACCGTTTCTTCTCTCGGTTTGGAGGTCGAAAGGACGAAGACAAGCGTTGACAAGCATTTTGGCACTCTCAATTCGACTTTACTTCGCTGGAGTAATGGGAACCTTCGGGTTCGCCCTACTCTGCGATTTGGTCGCTTGAGACAAGCTGAATTTGTCAATTCGCTGTCGGTTGCTTTTCGAGACTGGCTCGCTGGAGTGAAGGGTAACCTTCGCTTCAGGGCCGGGGTGGTATTCTTTAAGCGCAACTTAACGCTCCTTCGCTCAACTAAATTGAGTCTTTTGGAGCTTGGGTTCCGCGGGAGATTAGCCCATCGTCTCGGGGTTCTTTTTTCGATGGATTCGGCCCTTCTCGAGCTTTCTCCTCCACCGATTCCGGTCGGACACAATTGTGTACCGGATTCACTTTGTACAATCAAGTTGGAGGAGGATTGTGCTCCTGAAGTTCTCTTGGCTAACGATCGGGAGACCGCTGCTTGGAAGTTCTCTTTCAAGTATCGTCAATGGCTCGACCGAGCGAAGATTCTCTACTTCGTTCGGTTGAGTGCCATCAACTCGCGTCGCGAGCCGCGACCCCGTCTGGCGGAAGTGAGATCTTGGGTTACCCCGGTTTCCTCACTTCCACTCTTTCTGGAGCCTCGACCGTCCAAGCCTCGTCGGCGATGGATCTTCGACTCATTGCTTATGCAAAGAGACGAAGGTCCTCCTCCTGCGTACTCGGATCGAATTGGGGTCTCGCTCCCTTTTGGGGGCCACGACGCGACAAAGACTTTGAAAGACGGTAAGGACAGTTGGGGAGTGATCGACTTCGGCATTCACTCGGCATCGCACGTTTAGTGCGTCGACCAAACTCAACGGTTCGGGCTTTCTTTCTGGTTGCCGATGATGTCAACGGTTTCCACCTGGTTACGGTGTTACCCGAAGGCCTTTCTGTG